TTTTTCTACCGACCCTGCGAGGGATTTGTTAATCTGCCGGTGGAGGTCAGGAGTGAACTGGTGACACTCGAAGGAGAATTTACCATGAGGGGAATCCATGGGTTCGCACCGGATGATGCGTTGGTCATTGGCATACCAGACAAGGTAAAGGATGGGCCAGTTTTCGGGACCGAGGGGGATGTCTTCCTCGGTTTTGAATTCGGATGGGACGATCTTGACCTGCACCTCGGTGACACAGATCATGTCTTTGGAGGTCGACTTCTGCGCGAGGTCGATATACGTGAACCGAGAACGTGCCCCACGGGATGTGATGTCGGGATCGGTGAATTCGGTTATGTGTTCGATACCGGCGACGGTCCCGTCGTTTTCCATCGTCAGGAGAGCCGTGCGGTGGTGCTCCTCTTCGCAGGCACAGAACTCTCCCTTTTCGAATTCACTCAGTGGGAAGCGGGTGTCTGGGAAGAACCGGTAGGGCGACACGGAGTAGATTTCGTTCCCCTCGAATTCAACGACATCTTGGTATTCATACTCACTCCCCACGTCGAGTTCAAGTTCATTCATCACCGGAACCCGCACCTTAACCTTCCGGGTCTTCACCACCCACGAATGCTTCATCACACCGAACCCCATGCGTGCGAGATCGAGCCAGAACTGAAACTGGACTAGGTCGAACTTATTGTATTTGAGGTCACGATCGAGGAGGAGTTCCCCTATCTCACGTATTTCCATGTCCTCGGCGCCGACCTCGGAGAGTTCGAAGAACCGTGGCCGTTGGGCGAGTAAGAGCATCGCGAAGGCGACGAACGTATTCGTCTGTGCCATCGTCAGTGGGACGACCATCTTGGTCGGCTCGGAGTTCCTAGCCTTTTCGTTGTCCTTCTTATCGGGGTATCGCTCGGCCTCGTAGACCTCAAGTCGCTTATCCCACTCAGAATAGTTCTGGGACATCGCAGCACGGGATGTCTTCACGAGATCCTTACAGTGCTCGAGCATTTTGTTGAGAAACTCTGGTTGTTTCTCTTTCCCGATTTGGTCAATAAGTTCCTGTGTCATCTCAGTGGTAGGCCAATGTCCCAGCGTTGTTCGGTGGTCATGTTCGCCGTGGCGACAAGATCAGATCCGGTATAGTCCATCCCCGCGGAGAAGTCCGGCTGGGCTGGGTTGTATTGGGAAAAGTATTGTTTCTCCCGGAGATCGGGAGGTTTCACATAGTCGAGACCTCCGATGACCATCCGGTAGAGACACTCAAGAAGGTGATCGTCCTTGTCGACTGGCTTGTTGGGATGTTTGGGATCCCACACGTAGCGGTCGAATTCGAAGAACATCTCACTCATGTGTGGCATGAAACGGAGACGAGGGGTTCCGTCGTGCATCCGCTCCCGGAGTGCGGCTTGAGTGAGAAGGATACCACGGGAGAGATCCTTTGGTGCCTTCTCGATTTCAAGTCCATGACTCTCGAGGACGTCAATCATCGTGGAGCCATCTATAGGCGACTCGATATACGCGATGGGGTCGCACTGGGCGAGTTCCACGTGGCGATCCCCGATGGTCTCGATAATAGCCTCGGCCAACCCGTCGATCATGGTGGCCTTGAAGATCTCGTGGTAGAAGAAGACCTCGCCAGTGGGTGCCGTGGCTGCGAACAACACCGCGTGAGGTGTCCGCGGATGCGGGTCAATCGCGTAGCGAATCGTATAATCCGCCGGTGGCGTGAAGTTGTCCTTCCAACCATGTGGTGGACCTTCGTAATTCCACACGTGTTCCTGTGGTTTGAAATCCTTGTAGATCATCCCGCTCATGGTGAGAGGGATACCGTCCATCCGACATGCCCTTTCGTCAGCACTCAGCGTGGCGGCGTAGTCATCACGATCTTCTTGTTTGATATACGGGTTATCCGAACTCGACCCGATCATCACAAACCTCTTCGCGATAAACACACTCCCCTTCGTCACCTCCGGAACCTCGTGGCTACTCGGGATGAAGAACGAATTGATCCACTGATGGTCGAGTGGAGTGCAAAGAAACCAAGCCTTCCCACCGGTATCCATTAACCCACGCGAATGTGCCTTCCACATGCCTTCGGGACATGGCTCGTCAACGTGGATGAAATCCCAGTGGGAAGACTCGTGACCTGCAGGGTTCTGCATGTAGGATTTGACAGTATCAAAGTGGAGGGTCGACACCCCGCCCCACCTCGACTTTATCATAATCTTGTCCGTTTCCCCGCAAGAGTTTTTGCCGATACCGAGGAAGCGGTCTTTGGGTAGAAACTGAAAGATCTTACCCTTCTCGGCACCTTCGGTCTGATTGGTGAAAATTTCCTCGGCCTTACCCCAGTCTTGGACGATGACGAGACCTTTGAGTGGCCGGCGAGGTATCCCAACATATCGAAGTGGATCCTTCTCGTCGAAACACAGCCGCTCGCCGATGCACATCGAGACATCCTCGTAACTCCCACACTGGCTCTTACCCCACCGATTACCGGTGCGGACGTAGCGATACTTATGATGCGCCATCGCGTGAAAAATCCGCTGTTTCGCGTGCGGCTTGTAGAACACCGCCCCGTTCTGATTGGTAAGTATCTGTCTCTCACGAAGCAGCTCCGCCAACCTCGCCTCATCCGCTAGGCGGACGTGGTCGACTGTGCAGTTACCTTCGTTGTCTAGGTCGAGATACATCTGAGGTGTTCAATTATATGATATAAACCAACACCGGACCCCGCTCTGGGTGGAGAGTCCAGATTTACAGGCCTACGCGGTCCGGTGTTGAAAAGGAAGGGACCGTTTGCCCTACCCCAAGGTCTTTAGGGTAGGGCTGGCTGGTTACGGTTGGGGGGAGGTTCGTTCTTCTTGCCGACGACGGATTCCACTCCGGTGAGACGGCCTTCGTCGCCACGAGTGGAGTCTTGGTCTGAATGTTCGATCACGTTGATGAGGCCGAACTGGGTGATACCGGAAGGCTCAGCCGTCTGCACCGAGGGAGGTTTCGCACAGCCGACGAGGGTCATGAAGATGAGGGTCTTCATGGGATCAAGAGGCCGGTATAGACTTCGTAGAAGTTCTTGAGATTGGCGGTGAACGAGTCGTTCTCCGAGTCCGACATCCCGGTGGCAAAAAACCATGCGCCGGTTTCAGCGGTGGTGAAGAAGGCTGGAACTCCGCCGTTGTTCAACGCCATGCAGAACGTGTTGCCGTTATACATGCCGGTGACCGATGTTATGGTGTTGTTTACACTGATGGGGACCCCGGCGTTGTCCCTGACGCTCAAGTTCATGACGAGCGCATTCACACGAGCGGAGAGGATGCCAGCTTTTTTGTAGGCAGGAGCGTGGGAAATGCGGGTGCCCACGCCGGAGGTCCAGTCGAACAGGATCCCGAGCGAAGCGTCCCAATTGAAGAGGTAGGTCCGGTCATTCCCGCTTACGTCCTGAGCGCCGAAAAAGGCGGTGATGTCCGGTGCGTTGGCTGTGAGGAGAAGGACTCCCATTGACGCGGAGGTGAGAGTCAGCCCCATGCCTGCGAGGGTGGCACCGGTGTTGAAGTAGCCAGTCGAGCCGTCGCCTTTTACGTAGCCGGGAGTGTGGGTTGTGCTGCCATTGAAGGTGCCCGGTGTCCGGGTGACCATGTCGATTGCATCGGCGGCCTTGACTGCCGAGGTGGTGAAGTAGAACCGCTTCATCCGATCCCAGCGGTTGCCGACCCGTTCAGCGGAAATGAAGGCCGAGGTCGCATCACGCTTGTTGAGGGTCATCACTTCGCCAGCGTTGGAGCGGGCATCGCACCAGAGACGCGAGTCCTCATCATGGGCATAAGGGAACGGGATGCCGGTGTAGGTCGTCCATAGGGTCTGAAGGTTCTGCGTGAACCCGGCGTCTTCCGCCTTGGTCATCCCGAGGCCGACCCACATCGCGCCATAGGCGGCACCGGAAGAGGCGACACCGGACTTAGCGCACATCTCCATGTTGGTGCCGGGGATCGCGCCATCGGCAGTGAACACCTTTTCAAACTCAGCGGTGATGCCTTGCACGCCGCGGACACGGGAGTATTGCAACGGGCCGACGACGTTGCCGGATAGGATGCCGGGGCGGTGGGTGGCTGCCAAGTTGTTGAGTCGGCTACCCGCCTGCCCGGTGTAGTCCATGAGGATTCCGAACCCTGAGTTGCCCCAATCGTAGAGATCGACGGTTCCTCCGGTGCTACCCGAGATGTGGAAGCACGGGTAGCTGTTGGATGCGGCAACGAGCAGAACCCCCAGCGAACCGGAGGTCGGCGTGAGACCGAGCGCAAAGGCAGAGGCGTTGACTTGGAAGACCGAGTTGAGCCCGTTGCCGAGCATGTAGCCGGGCGCGTGGATGAAGGCGTCCGTGAAGTTGTAGGTGGCGCTGTTGAAGCCTTTCACCATGTCCACGGTGTTCGCCGCTTCGATCCCGGAGACCGGGAAGAAGAGCCGTCTCATCTTCGTCCAGCGACCGGCTGCCTTCTCGGCCACGATGAAGGTCTGGACCGCTTGCTGTTGGGCGAGGGTCGGGTCTTCTCCGGCTACCTTGCGGGCCAGAATGAACTGCTGGGTTTCCGGATCTTGGATCGAGTCGTCAGGCAGGGTTGCGCTGGATACGGTCTCCCAGAGGATCTTGAGGTTCTCGGTGAATCCCTCAACGTCGGCTTGCGAGTCGAAGCCAAGGCCCATGCCGTAGGCTCCGAGAGCGGAGTCGTTGTAGCTTTGGTCGGTCCCGGTGTCCCGGCTGGCACCGACGGTCATCAACTCGTTCGTCAGTGGCCCCGCGGGATGCGCCGTGTTTGTAATGCCTGCGATGAACTGGCTGGCGGTGCGCTGGTAGAGCGTGAGGTCGGTGTTCCGGTTTGCGAACCGCACCCCGGCCAGAGAGGGCACACCAACAATGTTGGCGAACTGGCTAGCTCCATCCTGACCGATCACAGCTTCATGGTATTCGAGAAGCTCCGGTAACGTGTCATGGATGTCCACCATTGCAGATCCGCCCGCATCACTGGCTCCTATGATGACCGGATAGCTCGTCTGAACCGTCCGTGATGCAGCCACCAAAGCGAACACCGACCCACTCGCCGGGGTCAATCCCGCGGCGAACGGGGACACATCCATGTCGAAATACTCGCTCGTCCCGTTCGGACGCCAGTAGCCCTTCTTGTGGGACTCGGCCGAGGCGGTGAATGTGCCGTCGATCGTCGTCACCACGTCGATTGCATTCGCCGCTGCAACACCCCACACCGGCAGGTAAAGGCGCTTGATGTTCGCCCACCTCCCCGCCGACTTCTCGGCCTTGATGAACATGTGGATCGCCAGCTTCTGACGATCATCCACTATCGCACCCGCCCCTTCGATGGCGGTGATATAATCCGCGGCGTCTGGATCAGGCACGAGTGTTCCCCCATCATCTGTAAACCTCCCGTCGACCACCGGATGGTGGATGGATCGGAGGATTGGACGAACGGAGGATCTCGTGGACATCTCTCTGGGTTGGGTTTATGTTAATCCTCGGCACTCACACTCGCAGTGACGTCATTCCCAAACGCGACCAAGCGAATCATTGCTTGGTTCTCCGTCACGTAGATCTGGACATCATTCGATCTGTGGTTTTTATAAACCGGATGCCAATACTTCGGATCATCGACGAGCCGTGTATTGTCCGGGAGATACGCCACGACCGCTCCCGTATGCGTAAGCGTCACCCACTTATTCGCGACGGCAACAGGCACGTCCTCGGGAACTTCGTTGATTAGTGGTCCTTGGAAAATGTTCATCTTGTTGATTTATATGATATTATCGAACAACTAAATCCGACGGGTGCGTCCGGTTTGTTCGAGGAGACGAGAGATTTCTTGGTCGAGATAGTCGGCCTTGTGGGCGGGATCGGAAGGGAGGTTGGAAGAGTTGAGGGGCTTGGTTTTCGAGAAGGCTTCGGGACGGCCCAGGGCCCGGTCGAGCAGTTCCTTGGCTGCGGTTAGGCGAGTGGATGGGGTGTTCGATGGGTTGTCACGGATATCCCGGAGAACACAGATTGAGTCCAGGACGGTTCCTTGAAGGACGGCTTCGACGAGTTTGGACTGGTCGACCGTCGGGAGTGAGTTTAGAACCTTGGCGACCTCGGGCTGTTTGATCAAGAGGCGGACCTTCTCCTCCGGGATGTTGAGGATCGCCGCGATGTGGTCGGGACCCTTTCCTTCGGCTACGAGGGAGGCGATGCAGCGGTAGAGAGGCACGACTGGGAAGTCGACGACAGGACCGGTAGACACCGGAACAGGCGTAGGGTTCTCCCTCCGGAGAGGTTCCAACGCTACCATTTTAAACTCCTCGGAGGCTTCCGACAATCCTTGTGCGAAGTCTTGCATCGGGATAGATTTGTAATTATTTCACCACCACCTGTGGATTCCCCATTGGCCTCGTAATCACCAACTCACGTCGCATCTTCATACCAGAATATAACCCATTTCACCAAAAAAGCAAGCAGTATCTTTGGATACTCTCTCCTGGGATGTTACTCCCCTCCTCCCGTGGGTTCATCTATATCATATTACTCAACGATAGCAGTCGGCTCGGGACTCCGCTTCGCTCGTTCAGTCGATCTCACCTTCCCGTGGTTCATCTATATCATATAATCCTACGACGGATGTGTCCTCGGTATCGGTGTTCCGTCCTTCTCACTCAGTTTATCTTCCCTGTGTGGG